AATAATGTAGAGATCGAGGCAGCAGCCATGATCATCCGTAACAATGTACGGATCAAGTCGAAGCTTCAATTCGAGTGTGAGGAACTTAACTTCCTCCCTAAGAGGGCACATCTGCCACTATGACACCATTTGAGAGCTATACCACTTTCCTAGCGGTCAAGAGTCACTTCACCACATCATACGACTATATCAAGTACAACGGCAAGGTCAATGCGACTCAGTCTTCATTCGAGACACGTAAGGACAAGTACCAGTACTACAAGCTCTCCAAGCATAAGGATCCACTTCAGTATCTTGTAGCCAACTTTATTGATGGTGATCTTAAGTGGGTTGGTGATCTATTCAATGATGACTCAGAGAAGGTCTATGCAGGTTGGTTGAAGCGGCAACAATCATTGTCATATATTTTTGAACAGGACCTAAATAAACTGTGTACAAAATTCGACGATAATGTTATTGTAAATAATGGACAGCATCCATACCTTCTGAAGCAATATCTACGCCGAGAAATTAGTATCGAGACAGTAATCATCTTGAACGATCTGCTTGGTTTCTTTAATCACTGGAACAAGAAGATTGATGACAGTGTCTTATGGCCTACGATATATAAGAAGTGCATGAAGTACAAACCATTCTTTCACTATGATGTGTTCAAGTGCAGGAAGATCCTGAAAGATAAATTTATGGGTGATAAATGACAGAATTTTTTAAATATGAGTCTATGCCTCAACGTCAAGATCCGCGTATGACCACACAAGCGCCTATTGCAACCAGCAAAGAAAACCATGAGAAGATGGTCCGTGCAAAGCAGATCAATGATGGTAACTACTGGAAGACAATGTGTGAGGTGTTTGCTACGGACCTTGAACACCTTCCTATGGAACGATTCAAGGTATGGGCATCGGTCATGTCAGTTCCTTTCATGACACGAGCGCGGTTTATTGACTATATCGGACCGGTTCTGATGGCAGTCAAGTCCAGCGACATTGTTCGTGAAGCTCTTCGCGAGGTTATGATTGGTTATAACGGCGATGCAGATTTCCAACATTTTAATATGTTTGAGGACTTTCCTACGACAATGAACCGTATTCAGCATATGGCACACCTGATTATGTGTGGTTGGGGTCCTGCTGAACTTAGCAAACTAGATACTATCGTTGAACTGGGTGGAGGAATCGGTGATATGGCCGATATCGTCTATAAGCTTGGTTTCAAGGGTAAGTACATTATCTACGACTTCAATGAAGTCGGACAGATTCAGAAGTGGTATCATGATCAGTTGGGTTACACCAACATTGTGCATACTTCTGATGTGAATGATCTCGTAGATGCTGATCTTATGATTGGCACGTGGTCATTCACTGAGATGCCTATTGACCTTCGCGAGGAGATCATGGGTAAAATTGGCGGAACAAAAAATTGGTTAATTTCATATTCTAACCAGATCTTTGGTATCGACAATGATAAATACATTACTGAGACATTTGTCCCACTGTTCACTGAACATGATATTGAATATACTGATATTCCTTTCATGCCATGGGATGGTGGTGCCAAGTACCTCTCGGTAAAACATACATCGTAATATAACGACATACTAGGAGAAAATATATGTCATTCGCAGACCTCAAGCGTTCCACTACCTCGTCCTTCGATAAGCTCACGAAGGAACTCGCTAAGCAGAATACTACATACGACCGTTCCGGAGACGACAAGCTCTGGAAGTGTGCTACCGATAAGGCAGGCAACGGTTATGCAGTTATTCGCTTTCTACCCGCACCTGAAGGTGAAGACCTTCCATTCGTCAAGATCTGGGACCACGGTTTCCAGGGACCAACTGGCCTATGGTACATTGAGAAGTCGTTGACTACTCTTGGTAAGGACGATCCTGTAGGTGAACTGAATAGCACCCTCTGGAATTCTGGTATTGATGCCGATAAGGAAGTTGCACGTAAGCAAAAGCGCCGGCTCGCTTACTACAGCAATATTATGGTCGTCAAGGACCCAGCAAACCCAGCCAACGAAGGTAAGGTCTTCCTGTACAAGTACGGTAAGAAGATCTTTGATAAGTTGAACGATCTGATGAACCCATCGTTCGCAGACGAGCAGCCGACTAATCCCTTCGATCTTTGGACCGGTGCAAACTTCAAGCTTAAGATTCGTAAGGTTGAGGGTTATCCCAACTACGATAAGTCAGAATTCGACAGTCCCGCACCACTATTCGATGATGACGATAAGCTTGAAGCAGTTTGGAAACAGGAGCATTCCCTCAAGGAACTCGTGGATCTGAAGCACTTCAAGTCATATGACGAACTTAAGACCCGTCTCAACAACGTGCTCGTTCTCAATGCCGCTCCGGCAAAGGTTCGTGGCGTTGCTCTAGATGAGGAAGAATATAAGGCTCCAGCCCCAACCTTCCAAGCTTCAGCTCCGTTTGAAGCTCCCGCTGCTAAGGCGGTGGTCGACGAGGATGATGACGATCTAGCGTTCTTCAGTAAGCTTGCTGCCGAAGATTGATCGGATGGGAGAGGGGGGATCGAGAGGTTCCCCCTCTTTTTTATTTGGTGAGTTCAGACTCTGCCGGTTTAAAACCAAATCTGACTAAATAGTAGTTGACACTACTCATATCGTTCGAGGTCGCCGGTGATTGAATCACAGGCGAATTTTTGTTTGGATTGATGTTCGGTAATGACACAGGTGATACTGTTGGCAGTGGTGGCGCAGGTGTTCTAGAATCTACCATGGCATTTGTTTTTGCAATAGCTCCTGCTTTGGCCAGCGGTGCCATATTTTCATAGTTTTGTGCACCGATCAGTGCTGCACCTGCTTTACCAAATAACTTCTTTCCAAGTGCAAATGTATCAGTAATAGCTGAAATTACTGGACCGGCTAGATCTGCAACTACACCACCATCTTCACCAGTTGCACTATATATTGGATCTGTTCCACCTGCAGCAGCGCCTGATTGTTGAATGTGTACTGGATCTTTGCCTGGCATTGGCTGAGACAGACCATACTTTGCAAGAAGTCCCATACTTTTCATACGATTGACATCTGGAGAGTTAAAATCTACTGCCAGGCCGCGTTCATGTCTAGACGATCCTGGTTTTGCTTTACTATAACCTGTACTGATTTTGGCTTGATCCCCGGGGTATCTATATCCAGAAGTCATAATAGGCGGAGCGTTGCCAGCAGCAACATATTCTTGTAGCATAGCAACAACCGAGGATTCGAACTTTGGATCCCAATTCTGTAGGTTCTTTGCGTTTCCAGTTACACCGCCGCCAAGTTTGAATAACTTGCCAACATTCTGAGTCATTTTGCCGCCGCCGCCTGGTGATACCTGCGGTGCAGTTGTTCGTGTTGCAGTAGTTGGAGCAGCGCCTTGACTACTAGGTGTTCCGCCTTTAGCTTTAAGCCCGCCGGCAGATACACTAGTAGATGATGTTGCTGTTGATGGGGCGGCACTGGTTGTTGTCATACTAGGACTACTAGTAGATCCTGCAGAAGGTGTTGATGCAAGTTTTTTAGTTTGTATTGCATTTTTAGCCGGCGCTGTGACCATCCCAGTATCCGGCAGCGTTGTTCCAGTTGATGTAGGAATTGCGCTCTCTGTTGCACTCGGTACGGTACCACCGGCACCAGCACCTTGTTGTTGTGTTGCCTGTGGTGCCGCACTAGGTTGACCAGTTGGACCATAATCGCCGATATCGCGTTTGTTGTCTTTGCTACTTAATAGCCAACTAAATCCAGAGTTGAGTGTCTTGGCAATATCGCTAACGAACCCGCCGATACTCACTCCGAAGTCAACAACTTCTGCCAGCGCATCCTTAATAGGATCGAACTGTGTAGCAAGCAATGCAGTCAATCCTACTAACCCACCAATCATTGCCAGTTTGCTTGGTTCTTTGGTTGCGTCTTGTGTAGGTTCTGCTTGATTCTCTATAATCTTATTTTCGATATTAGATTCTTTTATTTGCGCCATGTTTTTGGCAGCAACTATTTGTTTGTTCTTTAGT